GTCAAAGTATCACCAATTTGAATTGGTGTAGTGCCATTTATATTAAGTTTTCCAGTCAGTGAGTTAAAACTACTTACGGTGAGGTTAGTGGATCCAATGACCTCTACACCATTCAAGAATAAAATTTCATTTGGTTCAAATAATGCATTTTTCTTAGTTACTTTAAATTCTGGAAGATCATCTTCCTTAACAACGTTGGAGAACAATCCTGGATTTGTCACTGCAATTCCAGTATTTGTAGTAACAAAACTACTCAAATCATATGTAAGTTGATTTGGGTTTACACTGGAATCATAAGCAGAAACAGTAAAATATTGATATCCATAATCAGAAGAATTATGTCCCTGACCATCAGTGGAAGCAAGACCAATACCCTCAACAAAGATACTATCACCAACTTTAAATGGTGCTGTCGTAAATCCTAAGATAGGTGTAGTGATACTGATTGTTACCTGATTATCTGTACTGGAAGCAACACTAACGATGGAAACTCCATTATCATTACCAATAGTAGCGGCACCATAAACTACATCATCTTTAAGACCAACTGGGCTTCTGTCAATTCTTACACCAGCAGTTTCTTCACCATCTACAAGAGTCGTTGGACTTACAGCACTTCCAGACAATTCTGTTGAACCTTGGAATTCTGGAACCAAATCTCCAGTAGATGAATCATAAAGAACCAATCCTGGTGGAGTCAGATAGTTTTTACCACCACTCTCAACAAGAATGGTGTCAATGGTTTGGAAATCAGATACGGATAGTTCATTTGGAACATTAGCAGTTGGTGTTAATGTCTTATCTGAAGGATAAGAGAATCCAGGTGTAAGAAGTCTTACATCTTCAAGTTTTCCAATTGTTGGGGAATTGAGTCTTAATACAGAATCCACACCCTCTACAGAGGTGATACTGGAAATACTTGGAACAGTTTCATATTTAAGTCCAGCGAAGACAAGCTTCACATGTTCAATAGCTCCAGTAGCCGTTGTAGATGTCGTGGTGTATTCAAGAGAATCAGACTCAGAAACAGTGTAAGATGTTTTTTCAGGAACCTGAGTAAGATTGATATTAAATGTGCTGCTGGTAACACCAGTGACTTTGTAAGTTCCGTTAAACCTACTATCTGAATATTTTAATTGATTATATGCACTAACATCTTTATCAGATGTGCTAATAAATCCACCTTTATCGAAATTATAATAAAGAATTGATGGGAAGTTTGTAGAGAATCCAATAGTGGCACCAGCACCAGTTGTGCCATTGGTGCCAAATGTAGAAACTAAGAAGTTAGTAGTCTTTCCTGTCGATACTACAGGATTTTCAGATTCATCATCATAATAAACTTGTAAATTATATCCAGACAAAGTTGGATCTTCAAGATTGAATACAACATCATTATTCCTGAAGATCTCAATAGGTGGATTGACAAGAGATAGGGTTTGTGATGTTCCACCGACCGATGTGAGATTTACGAAAGTTGGTGGTGAAGAAATAGCGTCCAGTCTAGTTTCTGTTAGTCTGAAATTATCCTTATCAATCACAAAGACATAGTAGTTACCAGTCGATAGTCCACCAATTACTTCGCTAGATTCATAGTATACTTTAACACCAGTAGTGTAATCGTGATCAGTTGATGTAATAATATTTGTGCTTGTATTAACTCCAGCAGAACTAATGGCAACTGGATTTACAAGAATTTTTTCCTCAGCAATTTTGAAAACAACAGTTGAGGCAGCACCAACACCAGTGCTCAATCCAGATTTCACTGACAGTTCAATAATATCATTATCAGCAAGACCATGAGTTTCACCAGTTGAGACTGTCGCTGTTATTTTCTTAACATCTGCAGTTATTTGATTAAATCTAGATGAGAACTGATAATCATACAGATTTGTGTAAGATACATCTCTGAAGAAAACTTGATCCCCATTCAAAACAGTTGCCAGACCAATAGTGTCTTTGGAGTTCTTGACAGCATAAACTAAGTCTGGCAAGTAGAAGACGGTTCCTGTTGGGCTTGTTGATACACCAATTGATGTGGTTCCTAAACCAACAGAAAAATTAATTGCTTGATTAGTTTGGAATGGATGGTTTTCTAAGAAGATATTCTGAGTTGGAATAGTTCTTGTTTCAATTCTATTATTAAATCTATAGGATCTGGATGTTGTAAATCCTGCGGTTATTCCAATACCAACAGCTTCAAATGGATTAAAGTAAACAGTATCTTGTTCTTTAGATTCGAAATATGGTGTCTCTACTGAAATATGAAATCTTTGTGGAGGATATGTAACTGTCTCACCAGCGGTATGTCCTACACCACCACTTGCGGTTTCAGATGCAAATCTTTGAACTCGGATAATACCGTCACCATAAAAAACATTCAGAATGCCAAAAGTTTCATTTGAAAGTTTAACAGAACTTCCAATGGAAACGGGAAGATTCGTAACAGTAATATCGGTTGTCATTCCACTGACACCAGTGGTTCCCATACCAACAATTAATTTTGCTGGTTCCACAAAAGTATCAATTACATGAGCACCGTCAAGATTTTGAACAAATGTTGAGAGACCTGTAATTTGAACAACATCATTATCATCCAAGTCAAAGTTGGGTGAAATCGAAACTTCTACTGTTTTATTATCTTTCCACTTAACAATAGCGTTTTCATAACTTGTTTCTGTAGAAGCAACACTAATAATAGATCTTCCATGAATTTTGGATACTTCAGCCGCAAGTCCAAATCCAGTGTCAGTTTCACCAAAGTTTATAGTATCTCCAACTGCATATCTGGCATTTCCAGTGGAAGCAACACTAATAGATTCTACAGATCCAGATCCAACAATGTCAACAACAGAATCTTGTGAGAAGACTTTGTATGGTTCAATTGCAAAGTCATATGATGCACCTCTTTCACCAATCTTTTGTGGGAAAGTGTTTCTGATAAGATCTGAATTGTTAAAATCGAATCTTTGATCAATAGCAAAAGCAGGATCTACGTTTTCAAGTATAGTCCTTGATCTATAGAAGTTGCCAATAAAGAATGGGAACTGTGGATTGTTATTAGAATCAATGGTTGCATAGTATGCATAAATTCCCTCTGGGAATTCATTAGTAATCGTAAACCTACCATTAAATTCATCAAGATCACCAACATCAGTGAATCTGTAATCTTCAACAAAGAATCCTAATGGGAAGGTAGTGGAATTTGGTCTGTTAGAAATAAAAGAGATATTTGCTGTATATCCAGTCCCTACTCTCTTAGTACCGCTCTGAATGTTCTCAGGATCATTATAACCGTAAGATCCATAAATTGGATTTCCATCATAAGCCCATCCAATAATTGGTGAGTGGAATGCTCCGTTATCACCAAATGCATCTCTTAGCGTAACACCATATCCAATAGCAGCATACTCAAGACCCTTCTCTGGTGTGGGTGCTACGATCTCTCCACCATTGTCATTAATCTTGGCAAACTTATTAACACCCAAACGTCTCACAGAAGCATTCAGAATTGCCCCAGAACCGACCGAATTAGCCTTAATGGTAGTTGTGTTCGAATCGTAGTTTAAACCTTGTGAGAGGACGACTACAGAGGTAACTACACCCGCATTATTAGTAAGTGCTCTCAATCTAGCACCCGTACCAGTTGTGGCAATTCCAACAGGATTAGAAGAGACAACCAGTTCTGGTGGAGAAGTATATCCACTACCACCACTAAGAACGAACACGCTATCAATTCTACCATTTAAGATAACTGGTCTTACTTCAGCACCAGTTCCACTTTCAACAGTAATTCCTGGTGTTCTTTCAAAGTTTAGAATCTCAGACCCATAATCAGTTCCTGGTTCGTACAGATAAGCATCAACTATAGGACCACGAACAACTGGAGTTGCTGTGAATGTACCCTCTTCTTGTTGTGTAGTTACAGCTTTAATTGTAACAACAATTTCTGGATATTTAAAGATATGACTTCCAACACCAACTGTTTCAATAGAAACAAATTTATTTCTATTGAAATTAGAAAGATCTGTTCCACCTACACCAGCATTAACAAGTCTGAACTCATTTTCAGAAACATTCAGAACTTTATATTGAACTGTGGTTGAAAGTCCAGAAATAGCAGTGTCGAAGAATTCATACTCTACAAAATCACCATTAGTAAAGTTATGATTATTAAAGACAATGCTATCATTTGCAGTATTAATATCTGTTGACTGAACAATGAGTTTTCTATTAGAATATCCTTGTCCAGGGTTAAGAACATTAAGCCTATCAATTTTAAGCTTTTTATCTGTAGTTCTGAACCTCATCAGTCCAGCATTATTCTCAGTTGTAATACCAATAGTATTGATTCCTAACTGAGCATCAAGTTTTGTATTATGAATCTGAATAGTGCTGCTATTAATAAACTTGGAATAATAGATATTTCCTGTTTGAAGTGTTAACCCCTGTACAGCATCATTAGATGTATTAGTTGCAATGCCAAGTGCTGGATTCCCTAATGCGTTGTATACAATGGGATCACCTGTTTGGAAATTATGTTGCGTTTCGAAAGTAATGGTGTTGGCAGAAGTATCAACACCACCACCCTCAGAAAGGATATTAGCATTAAAGTTAACTTCTCTAAATTCAGAAGCGAGAGTTGCTGATGCAGTTGCACCATCACCATTACCACCAGAAATCTCAACAGATAAAACTTCTTCAATATCAAAGTTTACTGGATCAACTAAAATGTCTTTAAAGGAACCAGTAACGACAGGTTGAACTAAAGCTGTTGTTCCAGAAGCAACTGGTGAGTCACCAACAACTACTTTTGGTGAATTTGCAACGTCATAGTTAGTTCCACCATTAAAGACATTAACTCTACTAAGAGGTCCGTAGAAAACAGACTCATCAACCTTATAGTTTGAAATCTCTACACCATTGATCAACATACCAGTTGATCCCGTAGGTGTTGCGTCTTTAGTACCAGTTCTAAGATTTTGACTTAGTGGAAATTTTTTAAGTAATTTTTGTGGTTGAATTGATCCTTCTCTTTGTTCAGCAAGAATAAAATCATGAGGACCACTATCAGTTGGATTGAATCTAACAAAAGAACCAGCTGCTAAGAATGATCTAGAAAGGGATAATTTAATTCTGTTATTATTCGGTGCTGGTTGAACCTCTACAAAATAACTGGCATTTGTCGATAATCCAGAAATAGCGGGAATTCCACTTGCTGGAGAGTATACAATTTCATCTCCAGTAAAAAATGGAACAACATCAGGAAAAGAAAGAGTATCGTATGACAGTTCATTAATGTCATAGTTTTGAATTGCTCCAGATGCTGTAGAAGCAGTGGCAATTTGAACTTCTGTTGTTACTGGTCTAATAACGTAAGAAGGAAGCGAGTTTGATGCAACATATCCAAACTCGTTATTTTCAACATATGTGTTCAATACGTCAGAAGATACTACATTGTTACCTAAAGACAATGGTGCTCCAAGACTGGAAGATGTGTTGAGTCTTTTTCTTAGATCGTATGCATCCAGTGGGTTGAGACCAGAATAATCACCAGCACCAAGTGTTACTGCGTTGTTAGTTAAATTTACATTGATTACTTCTAAATTAGAAGCGGCAATTGTTTGTGATGCTCTTTCCACAACATCAACAATATCACCCAACTTCAAACTAGATCTATCGATTGTGGAATCGAGGTTAAAAGTAGATCCACTGAAAGAAGTGACAAAATATCTTGCGGAGGTATTATAGATCCAAGAATTGTAGAAGATTTTCTCATAAGAGTCATCTTGTTGGTCATTACCAATAACTTGGCCAAGATTTTTAACAGAGATCAATGCTCCTTCTACAGCAGAGAAAATATCTTCTGTTTGTACAAATTTGTTTAAAACACCAGTCAATACAAATCTTACTGGTCTTGTAAGATCATTCTCCTCAAAAGCATAAACTTCTAGAGATTGTGTAATCTCAGTTCTTGGATTAATACTTTCAGTTAAACCTTCACAACCAATAAATTGTGTAATTGTTTTGTCTGTGTAGGTTACAACATCGTTGCCAACAGAAAATGATCCAGATTGTGGAAATCCAATTGTGGAGTCTACTGTGATTACACTAGAACCTGCGGAGTGACTTCCGATAGTAAAGCTACTTCCAGGAATAATAAACTTTCCTTCAATCAGACTATCATCATCAAAACCGATGAAAAGTGAGATTTTATAATAGGTTTGAACACCGATATCGTCTGTGGTTCCTCTTGTGAAAATTTCAACTTCTGAAATTGGTCCACTGGCAGCACCAATGCCATTAGATAGTTGAGCATCTTGGAAAAGGGTTGTTCCAGAGATTAATGCTGGATTACCACTAATAAGTTTTGCAACTACGACTTCTCTACGAACATAGTTTGCATATGATGGTTTGGAAAGAAACTGCTCAAGGTCAATTACTTTGGAATCAATGCCAAAGAGAACCTTCATCAGAATCTTGATAGATTCTTCCGTACCTTTACTTTGATATAAACTTCTAGACTCTTTAATGAAATTATTTACATCAAGATCATCTGCAAGTGGAGTATTTTCTAATCCAGGTGTGTATAGTCCTTTGAGTTTATTATAAAACTCCTTAAGAAATAGCGCACTAAGGTTCTGAACACTAGTTCCAGCAGAATGAGATTCCGCAACAGTTTCGGAAAATACCAGTTCCTCTGGATCGTTAGGTGCCCTATATGAGGTAATACCAGAAAAACCACGAACAACACCAGTAAAGGAATTTGTGGTTACTCCAGTGTATGTAATAACCTCATCACCTAATTTGATTAATCCGTATTCTTGCGGAAAACCTTTGGTATTGGTTACAAATATTTCCGTATCTGTCGTTGAAATACCAACTGTTACCGTGGACATTCCAGAGATAACATCTGGAGTCAGAGTTTCTAGTCTGAGGTATTTGTCAATATTCTCACCAAGATCTACAGGACCACCAGCAAATTCTTGCGATGTGTAGTAGGTCTGTAAAAAATCAACTACAAGTGGATTTTCGTCCTTAATGAACTCAGGTAGTTGACTGTTTACAACATCCTGAATTTTAACTCTAGTATCAAAGACAGAATTTGTGTTTATCATTTCCTACTTAATTGTCCGTTAGTATAACTGGATGCAACAGGGAACCCTACCCCTGAAATTTGTTCACCCGATGAAATGGTGTCCCTTGCCATATTTATGGTGCTATTTGAGATATCCAGTTGCAAATACAAGTCTTTCAGACCAATAACATCATTAGATTCTGGAACTGCTTGAATCTCAATAATTCCATCCGCTTTAACTGTTGATGTAATATTTACAGTATTAATTAAGATCTCACCTTTAACATAATCAATGGTTCCAGCGGCAGGAACAACAACAATTGGACCAGCATCAGATTCTTTTACAATTGCAATAGCACCTTTTAGTTTATCTGCGTTTGGAACGTCAGTAAAGTACAAAAGATCAGAAGATCCCTGAACTGTGAATCCAGTACTCTTAATATTGAACCCTTCACTAACAACATGGAACTCGTTTCCATAGCAAAGTTCATATTGTGTGAATGAATTAAGAATAGATCTTAAATTACGTCTAATAATCACTCTCGTGATGTTAGAAGTAATAGCTTCATTGGTATTGTCAATGATTTTTACAGTTTTACTATATTTGAATCTGCCACCAAATTTATTTAAGTCAATGGAGTCTGCATAAGTGTTCAAACTCGATGTAACAGCACTTTGAAGTTGATTTACATCAGAAACTTGAGCGGCATTGAAAAATACTGTTGATTGTAGTTCAATAAACAGAAGTTTCAGATCCTCAATTCTTTGATTTACTCCAGCAACGGAAAAATCTTTAATTTTACTCAAAATTTGACTTTTTGTGAAGTCAGACAAGAATGTTCCGTTTTTAGGTTTGATACTCAGTACAACGGTTCCAAATTCTGGAGGATCTAACTCTTCACCACCAACAACAGAAACAGATTCCGTATCTGGGTAAATTCTTTGAACAATTGCTTCATAATCTTTTGCAGTTACCGCTCTATATTGGGAAGAGTATAGTCTTGGTGCGTAATATTTTACAGAGTCGATAGATTCAATGTCAGAACCATTAATAGCAGACTGATTAGTCGTTACAGATACCGTATTCGTTGGTAAGAATGAATTCCCATTGCTATTTGTTACAGTTCCAGTATACGAGAAGTTTGTGGGTCCATTTCCTGAAGATCCATCGGTTACAATGTAAGAAACTTCAATAACAGAGCCATCTTCTAACTTTTTGCCAAAAATACCATCACCAAATAGAAGTTCATATCGTTCATCTGAAATTTCTTGAATTAAGAAAATCTCAGAGATGGATGTAACGTCAATAATATTTTCTACTTGCTTATATTCACGACCAACTGTGTCCTGAGGACCTCTGACAGTCACTCTAATCGAACTTGTATCGATTCCTGGGTTGTCTAAGATAAATCTCTGATCGACCGATGCATTGACCTGGAACTGCTTTGTAAGCAGTGTGCCCTGATAGACATCTATTGAACTAAACGATGCCCTTCTAGGTCCATTTCCGTTGGTGTCAGCCCCTGTTAGTACACTAGTTGTGGTGATGTCCTCAGGAATCGAAAATATAACTGAACTATTGTCTGCAGCACCAACAGCGACTAAACCTTTTTCAAGAGTTACAGTGGGACTAGTTCCTGTATACTCAATGTCAAAACTTACTTGTGCCTGTGCAGATTTTCTTGATCTAGGAACATATCCAATGTTTCTAGCAAGAGAAACTACGTTTTCTCTCAACGTAGCGGAGTCAATGAACGACTCATTCACCACCATATTGGTGTTGAACGCTGTAATGTAAGTATTATATGCTAAAGTGTCGATAAGAACAGCAAAGTTCGACCCTTCAAAGTCAAAATCAGTAAAATTCGAGTTCGCTCTCAAATAAGACTTAATAGAAGCCTTAATTTGATCAAAATCTAAGTTTGTAAACTTGGTTAGTGGCATTTATCTCGTAACCTCAAGTAAGAAGGATACATTTTGCGGTGGTAAATCTTGTCCAACGATGTCAAAAAAGACATTTACTTCAAAACTATTGTCGTCTGGTCTTGGAAACACTTCAACATTCAAATTTGCAGCTCTTGCCTCATAATTTAAGATCGTTTCTTCAATTTGTTCTGCTATTACAGCCGCAGTACCATAATCACAGAACCCAAATAGAGTATCTCTAACGTCAGAACCCAAATCTGGGTTAAAAAATCGCTCAGTTGGAATAGTTTCTACTAAATTACGCACAGAACGTGCAATCGCACGCTCATTTGTAAGCACGGGAAGGTCTTTTGTAATTGGGTGTGGTGCAAAAGACAGAGAAATGTCCTTAAATGCCCTAGATGTGCGATTTAGTGCCATAAAAAGGCATAATTTTAGATTATGAACCTATTTATCAGGTTTTCCATAAGTTGGTTCGGTTCCATATTCCCAATCATCATAATCTTCGTCATTACGAATATCTTCATGAAGCATAGTTTGACGCTTCATGTCATTAATATGGTCACCAACGACTTCTCTCAACATTTTTTCATGCATTCGAGCACCTAAATTGTCCAAAAAGTCGCTTTCTGGTAAATTTTGCATGGGAGAATCCTTTCTGTAAGTTCGTTAGAACTTTTAGAGGGGTTGCTATCCCTTTTCGTTATTTAGTTTTTCCTCTTTAACCTTCTTAAAATACAATTTATAGTATCTACTCTTAATTTCTTCTAGAGTTTCCATATCTTCTTTGAAACCCATGTATTTGAGAAGTTGATAAGACCCTTCAAGTTCACTAATGAGTCTTAAAAGAGTGACGGGTCTAACTTGAAAACCACCAAATTTGTAGTTTCTTACGTCCTGAGACTCTTTTCTTTCATCCATTCTCTCTTTCGTCTTGGTTTTCCCAGAAATATTCGTCAGTATCTCCCAACCTTCCCCATTTAAGTCCAACTTCTGTCCTATAAAATTTAGTAGAAATTTTAAAATCTGGGACTTTGGGATTTTCTGGAGTTCTTGATGGACTGTAAAGTCTCATTCTATTGTTTGGATACAATGCAAACTGACCATTTTCTAATAAAATACAATTATGTGACTTATGTTCTTCAGGCATTTCACTAGTTCCACAATCAATTTTATCATTGTATGGATGATAGTTATCTAAACTGAATAGATATTCTCCTTTCAAATGTCCAAAGTCACGAGTTCGTACTTCAAAATCCAATTCTCCAATATGTTGTTTCTTTATACAAATAACACCATAACTCATACAATCCCAAAATTGGAGATTTGTAAGATCTAAATCAGGCTCTGGAGTTTTTGGAGACGAGACAAATGCAGAAATTGGTAATTTATCATATAGTGCCCCATATTCAGGCAAATATGTCTCAAAATAAAAAGAGCGTCCAGGTAAGGACTTTGCAGTCACCCAGACGCCTTCTACAAACTCGCCATGACCGTCCTGAAGGTCTCTCAGGTATTCTTTACGAACCCAGACTTTTTGTGGAGGGAGATTAGCAATCAAACATGCCATGGTGATTTTACATTACTACATGTATGTATTACCCCCTACCTTGTCCCCGATACCTCTTACGAGCCGAGTTACGAGACGTTGCTGAGAGTTTGGTATTCTTTGATTTACCCTGACGAGTTGTTTTGGGTTTACCTGGTTCAAAGTTAAGACCAGAAATACCGACTTTACTGCGTACTGCCATTGACCTCAATAGTTTCAAATGTAATTTCGGAGGGGTCTGGTCTACCAGTGCTGTAATAAGACTGTGCCAGACCCTCCATTTCGTCGAAGAACTGTTCTTCTGTCAGATTGCTGACGAGCACCGAACCCTGACAGATGATATTATACAACGTCTTGGGTCGGTTTGTCATCAGATAACCCTCATCTTTTCGTGACCGACACGAATGCGTGGGTCACACCAGATTTCATATCCTGCATCGATGGCATCGAGACAGAACGATACGTCCTCACCACACATGTCCTGAACTTCACCAGAGTTGAAGCGTTGCATCTTAGGTGCGAACCAGGGATACTCCATCTTCTCATTCTCAAACACACCGTGCTTGATCAGAACCCAACCAAAACCAGTGTAGTCAACAGTGAAAGGTTTACGACGCTTGGACATCGTATCACCAGTTTCGTGGTTCATGACACCACCATTGTTCTTGAAGTCATCTTCTTCAAGCCAGTGAGCAACGGAAGAAGTGCTACCGTCTTCGGTCAGATACCAACCACAGGCAATCTCTTTCTCCATCAGAACCAGCTGATAGAACTTTTCGGTATTGAAGACAATATCAGAGTCAATCCAGAGTTGATAATCATACTTCAGTTTCCCATCCCAGGGAATCTGATTGGGACCACGCAGAACGTTTGCACCGAGGCACTT